ACCCGTGCCAATCACGGGCTTGTTGTCCCCACGACGCTTGGCACGGGGGATCTTGCTAGGAGACATAGCACCCATACCACGCGACGGCATCATCAGACGAATCTGCCCTTGGTCTTGCCCTTGACGGCACAGCCATCAGCCCGCTTGGACGCAGAGGAGACGGAGCCGCCAGAAGCGTACTTCTTAACTTTGCCGCCATGCTTGAACACGCCACGCCCCTTGAGAACGTCAGCGCGGGTCACCTTACCGTCGCCGGTCAAGTCAGGCATACCGCCTTTACGGAACGGTTTAGGCTTAACACGCTCATAAGCGTCTTTCGACTGCTTATCTTTCATCGCCTGCTCCTCATCCTCAGCAGCCTGCTCCAACTTTGCATCGGACGAAGAAGCCTCACGCGCCGCAGCCCTGCGACGGCGCTCAGCAGCAGCCGCCTCTTCAGCACGACGCTGGGCCGCAACCTCCTTCAAGAACTCCCGCCGGTCTTTGCTATCCGGCGGAGGCATCGCCTCGTTGGGAAGTTTTTTTGCGCTTGCCATCAGACCATCTTACCCTTGGTCTTGCCCTTGACGGCAACGCCATCAGCACGGCTCGAAGCGGAACCGCCCTTAGAATAGGCCATACCGCCCATTTTCATGCCCATAGGCTTGGCCATAGCGCGACCCATCTTGTCAGCCATGTCGCCACGCATCGACATAGCGCGACCCATCTTGTCCTTCATACCTTTCTTCGCCTTCATCTTCATCTTCATGTTCATCATTTCAATTTACTCCTGAATTTACGACCTTTGTCGGCCTTGGTAAATTCCTTCGCCACCTTGGTCGGGACCCCGACTTTTTTAGCGAAGGTTGGATTATGGGCGGCTGCCCGCATCAGATTTGCCTGTGCTTTGGACTTGCTTGGCATCTCAGCACTTCCACGCACGAAGCGACTTGTTGATCCGGCTATCAGGGTCGTTAGCCGTCTTGGCGCTCGTGAGCTTGCGCTTCATCCCAGACATCCGGGCACAGAATGATTTCTTACGAGCGCCGCCTTCCGGCTGAGGACGCTTTAGACCCGGCTTACCGGGGTTGGCACGGTTATAAGAAGCCCGACCTTTGGCATTCAAGCCGCCAGCCGGGTTCTTGCCTTCTTTCCGTTGCCAAGCAGGGGTCTTAGCCATAAATCACCATCGTCGAGATAACGGCTGACGGGACGATGTAGATGCTGGTCTGGAAAAGCAGACCCTCACCGGGCAACAGCACGTAGTCCGGCGCAGTGGAACTCGCCTTGGTGTTCACTGCAATCTTGACCGGGCCGCTTGCCCCACCGTCATAGAACGTCACGGTGCCTGCGCCGCTATCTGGGACGATGTAAATCGCCTTTACACGAGAGCGACCAATAACAAGGCTATTTTGATCCAGCATGTCGCCAGCAGAAGTGGCGACCTTACTAGCAAGGACATCTGTTTGCATACCCATCCTAAGTCTCCTGTAATGAATGAAGGGGGCTTACCGCCCCCCTACGAAATCCTTACGGGACGAGACTGGCGTACAGACCGATGTAAAGCGTGGTGCTGCCGATGAGAACCGGGATGCGACCTGCCTGAACCGATACCGTGCCCGACACCGAACCCGTGGTCAGTTTGGTGCTGCCAATCGTGAGCGTGGTGCAAAGCAGGTTGGTGATGACGGCAGAATCGCCAGCGATAGCGCCCTCAAAGCCGTTGTCAGACTTAACCGGGCCGGAGAAAGTTGTACGTGCCATTTCAAATCCTCACATGCGAGTTGTGCCTACCAGTCTGCATGTCGTCAGTCGGGTCTGTCTGGTAAGCAAAATTTTTTCCCGATGACCGCTATATACGCCTAGAAAACTAAAAAGGAAAGGGGGGCCGAAGCCCCCCAATCCAGTTTTATCAGGACGCGCCCGGCGAACCGAACATGCCCAGCGGATCAGACCATCCGAACGAGTAACGCTCGCGGCTCTTATACCGCACATTTCCAGTATCGAAATCCCCGTCCATGGAGTTCTGGAGCGGCGTACGGACAAAGTGCTTCATGCCGTTCGGAACGTCGGTCGTCAAGAACCAAGCGTTCGTGTCCGTCAGGTAGTGGTTGACCGTATATCCGCCCGGAATCGAACCCATCGCCTTGAGGGCGTTGATGTCGTTGTCAGCGGTCGCAACACGGAGTTCCGTGTCGAGGAGACGCTTGGCAGTGAACATCAACGGCGGGGGCACGATGAGTTTGCCGGGTTTCGCCGCGATCAGAAGTCCACGCTCGTCCGTCCAACCAGCAATCTGAATGACAGCCGCTTCCAACGAAGTCTCGTTGAGGTCAGAAGCCGTCAGACGGTTGCTGTTGGTGCCACCCGAAACAAGCGGGTGATCCGCCGCGAACAGAGCCTTGCCGTCACCACCGGGGTAGGACGAAGAGAAGCCGTTGTTCAGGACAGATGCCGCCTTGACCTGCTTCGTGTACGCCATGGCGCGAGCAAGAGCCTTCGTATAACGCTTGCTGAGCGAGTCGTACAGGTTGTCTTCAACCGCTTCTTCCGTGATGGAGAAGCCGAGAGCGATGGTCTCGTGGCTGTAACGAGCAGTCCACGCTTCCTGTGCGTTGTCATACGCAATCGCAGCACCTTCGGCCTTCACCGGAGCGGCGCTGAAACCAGAAAGTTTGGTCTCCTCTTCAAAGGAACGCTCGGAAGTCTCAGTCTCGTAGATTTCCTTGTGTTCCTCACCATAGGTCTTGTACTCAAGGCCGAACAGGGCGTTCAAACCCGGCAGGAGTTCCTTAAGTAATTGTGCACGTGAAATAGCCATTTCTTAGAACTCCCTTATTAAACGCCGACGGGGCAGTTGTAAGCGTGACCACCAACAATCAACGAAACGCTCGTGAGGTACGGTGCATTGAACTTCACGATAACTTCGGGATAGTAGGTAGTGCCGCTCGAAACAAACGCCGTGTCTTCGACTACATCAACGATACGCATCGGCAGAGACCGGGTGGTCGCAACCGAAGACAGCAGGAGACCCCGCTGCGAGTCGTTCGTCGTCGTGTTCAGCGCCTCGTCAACCAGTGCAACGTTGGCACCGATATCCTCGTACGTGAACCCGCTCGTGGTCGAGACGTTCAGGGACGCCGAAACGCCCACAGCCTTGAACAGGGTGTTCGGATCATCAGCCACATACGCCGTAACGTACGTGCCGGACTTCACCGAAGTGCCCGAAATCCAAGCCTGCGAGAAGGTCGGCTGACCCGTCACAGTGGACACGAACGAACAGCCCAAGAACACACCGGCAAAGCCAGCGTCCGGGGGCGTCGTCGTCGAGGTGGAGACAGAGATGGTGCCGCTTGAGGTCAACTGAACCGGATCGCCGTAGCCAATGCTCGCAGCACTGGACGCAATACGACGCTGGCGCGTGGCCCCGGCAAACACCTGCCCGCCGATCAGATTGATCGGCTTCAAGCCATACGGCTTGTCAACAGTAGGATATGCCATTAGTTACTCCAAAAAAAGAAGTTATTTACCCTTGCCGAACGAGACCGTAGTCTTCTTCTCACTGAAGAGGGGCATACGCTCATCGTTCAGCCTCATAAAGTTGTTGTCTACCGACTGCAGTTGAGCCTTTGCTTGCTGCGCGTAGTAGTCATCGCGCTGCTTCATCAACTCTTCCGGAGCCTTACACAACAACAAGCCACCGATCTCAATGTTTCCCTTAAAGCGGGAGTTGGGATCGGACATATGCATCAACTCCGGATGGTCTTCAGCCTTCACAGGCTCCCAACCTTCACGAAGTTTTGCGGAGGTATTCGATGGGTCAGCAGTTCCCATAATACTTGTCCGGATGTAGCGGAACACCCAACCCGGCTGCGGCGTAGGTGCCGGAAGCGTCTGGGGTGGAGTCCAAGTTTTTGTGCGCTGCGTCGATTCTCTATTTTCGACTTCACGATCAAGACGATTGTTAACCATTGTCGTTCTCCAGTTTCATAAGTTCTCGTGCGTACTGCTCGTTGCTCAGACCTAATTTCTTAGCGATAGCAACTTGAGTCGGTGTCAGGCGTACCTGACGAGGCGCGGTTGAACGCGTCACCGGAGCCACCACGTTGGCCTGTTTGGTGCGAGTGGGCTTTTCGGCCTCCCTCGTTTGAGTCGGCTTTTCTTCCTGTTCTACTTCCTCATCGAAGTAGTCAGGGAATCGCTTCCTCATCGTCGAGTCGATCTGGCGATAGTAATCATCGCTACGCAAATCTACTCCAGACCTTTCTAACTTAGCGTGCAGTCCAAGTGCGAGGGCGGTCATTTCCTCGTCTACGCCAAACCAAGGGTTTTTCTGTCTCCATACTTCGGCTTTCGGGTCGATTGCTGGAGCAGAAGCCTGTGGCGCTTGAACTTGTTGAGATGGTTGTACACCCGATTCTTGGGCTTGTAAAGTAGGCTGAAATCTAGAGTATTGCTGCAGCCGAAGTTTGGCATCGGTCAGTGACTCCTGAGCCTCTGCGATCTTTTCGGAATCGCCAGCCTCATAAGCCTGCTTTAGCCTGTCTTTGGCTACACTAAGTTCATTGTTAGCAGCCTTAGTAACTTCTTGGATAAAGGCACGTTCGCCTACACCAAGTCGCTGCTTAAGCCGCCTATTCTCCTCATACTGCTGTTGGGCAAACCGGACGGCTTCCTCTTTCTCACGGGCAGCACGTTCTTTTTCCCGGCGCTCGTCGTGCCAGACTTTCTTCATCTGGGAGAGGCGCTTCTTGACCTTGTCGGAATACTCCTCAAGGTCATCCTTCTCCAGTTCGTCCACGATGTCCTTGGGCAAAGGTTTACGGCCCCGGTCTTCCGGCGGGGTATCGTCAATAACCTCAACCTTGAATTCGTCTTCTGCGGCCTCTTTGGTCTCAGCCGCTGCCTTTTCCTGATCTATTTCATCAGGAAACTTATACTCTTCTTTGTCAGCCATAATCTAATTACCTCATGCGCGACGGATTCCACGGGGGTCTTGAACCACCGCTTCTACCGTATCGTCGTTAATGATGCGGAACTCCCTACCGTGGATGACCACGCGGGTGCCTGAATACGGACGGGTTAGAACAAAGTCGCCTTCCTTGCACCATGAGCCGGTGGGGAAACGTTCCTTGTCTGCATAGCAGAGGTCACCCATCTTCACGACAAACAGCACGACCGTGGTCAGTTCCTCGGTTCGCTTCGTGTCATCTGCCTTGATGATGCCGCCTTCAAACTCCTCCTCTACGTGCGGTACTGCACACAACATCCGATAGCCTTTCGGCTCTGGCAGTAGTTTGGCCTTAGCAGCCTCTTCCTGCGTTTTTGCTACGTCGATGCTACTCACTCTTCCTCCAGTCTTTTTGCAAGGTCTTTAAGATGATTGCGCGCGAGGTCGAGACCCTGTAACGCCCCGCAAAGTCGTTTGTATTCACCCTCGTCCAACTTGCCTTGGATTAGAGTGTCGATGACCAACATGCGCTCTTCTTGAAGCCTCGTATCGAGGTATTCCAGAGCGTTTGAGTAAGACATTTACTCCTCCTTCTTTGAGCCTTTCGGCGGTCGCATCGCTGCCCGAATAGCAGCGTCTTTGCTCTTTGCGATGTCGATACCCATACGCATGCCTTCGGACTGCTGCTTGGCAGTCAAACCAGCCTTGTGCTTCTGGACATCCACACCGAGTCGGGCAGCGTCAATCTGTGAGCGATTGGCAATCTCTTGCTTGCGAAGGTCGAGTTCATCGGCCTTGGTCGCTGCCATGATCTGCATCTCCTGCTGCTTGCGCTGCAGTT